GTCACCCTCTCTCTATCGCGTCCGGGGGTCCCGGTAGCATGACCGGTGGTGACCGCCCGCAAGCCTCCGAAGCTCCCTGCGCCTCTTCCCCCGGCCCTGGATGCCCTCGATCGCTTCGAGGCGTTGCGCGCCCTGTCGACTCTCGTGTCCTCGACGCTCGCTGGTGCAGATCCGCAGCTCGTGGCGTCGTTGTCCCGCGAGTATCGAGCCCTGCTCGCCGAGGTCGACGCCTTGCGTCCGAAGCAGTCGGGTACGGTGCTCGATGAGCTTGTTGCCCGGCGTGCTGCTCGGGGTGCAGACCCCGCAGATCGTGCATCTGCCTCCCGACGTGCACAGCCTCGCCGCAGCAACGGAGTGCATCGATCTAGCTAGCTCGTTCGGGCTGCATCTCGACGAGTCGCAACAGTTCACGATCCGCGCCGGGATGGGCGAGCGCCTCGATGGCTCGTGGGCCGCGTCGGATGTCGTCGACATCGAGGCCCGTCAGAATGGCAAGGGTGACACGATGATCGCCCGCCAGACGTTCGGCCTGTTCCTCGCCCATGAGGAGCTACAGATTGCGACGGCGCACGAGTTCCCGACGGCGAACGAGTCGTTCTTGCGCCTCGTCGCCTGGATCGAGGGATGCGACGAGCTGCGCCGCAAAGTGCTCCGGGTCAGGTATGCGAACGGTGAGCAGGGCGTCGAGATGCGCGACGGGTGCCGCCTGAAGTACCGCGCCCGGACGGGTGGTGGTGGCCGAGGCTTCGCCGGCGTCTCGACGATCTACTACGACGAGGCCCTGTACCTGCTAGCGACCCATATGGCCGCCTCCGGGCCCGCCTTGGCCACCTACTGGAACGGGCAGACGTGGTATGCGTCGTCGGGTGGCCTGCGCTCGAGCCAGATCATGCATCAGCTCCGCCGTCGTGCCCTGAAAGGTGACGCTGGGCGCCTCGCCTACTGTGAGCACACGGCCGAGGTCGTGTCGTTGGACGATGCCGGCCGCCTGATCTCGGTGGCCCCTGACCCGGATGACCGGGACGCCTGGGCGCGCGCCAATCCGACGCTCGGTGACCGCATCTCCGAGGAGACGATCGAGGGTGAGCGCGGCCGGTACCCGGTCGATGTGTTCATGAGGGAACGGCTCACGGTGTGGGACGCCGAGGAAGGCGAGCAGGATCGGGTCTGGCCCACGGATGTCTGGGCCGCCGTGTGCCCGGTCGACGCCCGCGGGGTGCCGACGGTCCCTGATCCGTCGGGCCCGGTGTGGATCGGTGTCGATCAGTCGCCGGCCGGCACCCTGGCCGCTGTCGCGGTGGCCGGTGGCGGCTCGGTGCGCATGGTAGAGCCTCGCCCGACCCCGCTGACCCTTGTCGACACGGTCGTGCGCCTCTCGGCCGGCCTGGCCAATGCGCCTGTGGTGCTCAACCCGGCAGGCCCAGCCGGCTGGATGCTGCCGGATCTCGCCAAGGCAGGCGTGCCGGTGATCGAGGTGACCGGCAAGGAGCTGCGCCAGGCGTGCGGGTTCCTGTTCGCCGCTGTCGCCGGCGCCCGTGTCCGGGTGGTGCGCAACCCGTCGCTCGACGCCGCCGTCATGGGGGCGATGATGCTCCCTCAGGGCGACGCCTGGGTGTGGGGCCGCAAGGGCTCGGCAGATGTGTGCCCCTTGTACGCGATGACGCTGGCCTGGTGGTCGGCGGCTCAGGCGCCGGAGCCGGCCAAGCCGATGTTCGTCTATTAACGGTCGCGGGTCTTGACTTGGTGAGCCGAGTATGCTGGTCGGTTAATGGCGCGCGACCTTGTTACCACTGTGTTGGAGCTTGTCGGCGCTCTTGTCGTGACGGTCGGCGCCTGGCAGACGTTTCATCCGTTCGGTGTGATAGCGGCTGGCGGTTTCTCGATCGCTGCCGGGTATCTCCTCGCTGATGGTGGCGAGGCGTGAGCCTGGTTCGCCGTCGGGCCCGTCACACTGAGGCCCGAGGTTTCACCTGGCCCGGCTTCCCTTACGGGCCGAGCGGCTCACCGTTCCGCACGACCGCGGCAGGCGTGACGGTAACGCAGATGTCAGCGCTGCAGAACGCCGCCGTGTGGGCGTGCCAGCGGGTGCTCAAGGCCACCATTTCCGGTCTCCCCGTCGACGTATATCGGGTCGCTCGTGGCCGCAAGACCGAAGTTTCGCCGCAGCCGGGGGTCATTGCCAATCCGCACCCGTCGGCTTCGGTGCGCCGTCGCGGCTGGGTCGGCCAGGTCATCGGGTCGATGTTGATGGACGGGAACATCTATGCCGATGTCATCGGGATGGATTCCATGGGCCGCCCGTTGAAGCTGAACCCGGTGAACCCCGATCAGGTCACGTGGGCTATGTCGAAGGGGCAACTCGTCCCGTTCGTCACCGGGAAAGAGCGGGCCGTCTGGCCGAATGGCGACCTGTGGCACGTCCCGGCGTCCCAGCTGATGATCCCCGGCCAGCCGTTCGCCTTGTCGCCTACGGAGATGGGTCGCACATCGATCGGTACCGGTATCGCCGCCGAGGAGTTCGGCGCGAAGTTCTTCGGCGACGGCGCCCACCCGTCGGGGGTCCTGTCCGGCGAGTCCGACCCGACCCCTGATCAGGCCGAAGCGATCAAACGCCGGTTCGTCGAGATCACCCAAGGGTCGCGCGAGCCGTTGGTGATGGGCTCCGGCTGGACCTATACGAAGATGTCGGTCGACCCGAAAGACGGGCAGTTCATCGACCTGCTTCGCTTCGAGGTCGAGCAGGCGTGCCGCTGGTATGGCGTGCCGCCGTCGATGGTCTATTCGTCGCTCGCCGGCTCGGCGGTCACCTATCAGAACCTGAACGACTCGGATCTAATGTTCCTGAAATACAGCGTCAATCAGTGGCTACTCGACCTCGAAGACGCCTGGTCCGAATGCATCGCCGCCCCGCAGATCGTGAAGCTCAACCCCTCGGCCCTGTTGCGCATGGATGACACGAAGCGCTGGGACCTGTGGCGCACCCGCCTCGAGCTGAAGTCGATCAGCGTCAACCAGGTGCTTCACATCGAGGACGAGGAGCCGTTTGCCGACCCCGAGTTCGACAAGCCGGGCATTCCCGGCGGGATCGAGAAGCCGGCGCTACCCGCGAAAGTCACTCCACCACCCGCAGATGGGACAGGTACCGCATCATGACCGCTTTCACCGTTGGAGAGCCTCGCGACGAGGTAGAGACCTGCTGGGATGTGTTCGCCGACAGCGTGAAGGTGGGCGAGATCTGCCAGGACGCCTCCGGGGTGTTCGAGATCGAGCTACCGGATGACGAGGGCCAGTTCTCGTCGCTCGAAGCGGCCCTCGCCGCGTTCGCCGACTGCTGCGACGATGACGACCTCGGTACCGACATGACCGACGGGTCACAGGACGACGGGACCCCGTACCCTGGTGGTACGGGCGATGGGAACGGGTCAATGATGCCCCGGTCTCGGGTGATGGACGGCCTGGTTCGGGCAATGTGGTCCGAGCCGGTTGAGCTGCGCGCCGACGCCGAGGGCGACGGGTCGCTGATGGTCGGCCATTTCGCCGTCTTCAACGAGTGGACCGAGATCAACTCGGCGTTGGAAGGCCGCTTCTTGGAGCGTGTCGCCCCCGAGGCGTTCGTCGACGAGTTCACCTCGCGGGCCGACAAGATCCGGGTGCTCTATGACCATGGTGCCGATCCGTCGATCGGGAACAAGCCGCTCGGCAAGATCGAGGTGTTGCGCTCCGACAAGGTCGGCGCCTACGCCGAGGTTCGCCTGTTCGACGCCGGATACGTGAACGACCTGAAGCCGGCCATTCGGGCCGGTCAGCTCGGCCAGTCGTTCCGCTTCCAAGTGCTCGAAGACCAATGGGACATGCCGAAGTTGACGACCCGCGACAACCCGAACCGCCTCGAAGAGCGAACCATCATGAAGGTTCGTTTGCACGAGTTCGGCCCCGTCACGTTCCCGGCTTATGCGGGCGCGACGGTCGGTCTCCGCTCGCGGACTGATGAGATCATGGCCCGCCTCGTCGATGACCCCCTGTTCTTCACGCGGTTCGTCAACCGGACCTCGGCGCGGCAGGCTGCTACACTGTTGGAGCGGCTACGCGCCCACGGCGGTAGCAAGCAAGACGTGCGTCGGGTGAGCGCCCACGGTGGCACCAAGACGGCAGGACCGGACGACCTGAAACTAATGGGTCGCCTGCCCCGTTCTCGAGCCGGTATTTGAGCCGTGCTCGGACCTACCCGAAAGGCTCCACCATGGCAACTCCCATGGACGCCGTCAAAGCCCGCATGAGCGAGCTGGCCGCGTCGATCAAACGAATGGCCACCACCGATCCCGTCGCCTGGTCCGGCGACCAGGCCGACGCCTGGCACGCACAAACCACCGAATACGAGACACTCGAAGCCCGCAAGGCCGAGCTTGAGACGATCGCCAGCAACGCGGCACGCACGGCAGCGTTCAACCAGCCGAGCCGAGTTCGCCGAGGCACCACGACGGCCCGAGCGACCGCGTTCGATCACCTCGACG